GAAACGATACAGGAAAGACAATTTATATTGATGCAAACAATTCCTATTGCGATAGCCAAACCTATACAGATGCTATTTTAGCGAAGTATAATGGCCAATCGTTCTACGGTATGTCAGGTTTAAAAACCTTTGGCAAAGATACGATTAAATTAGGCGATACGGCCACGTATGACGGCAATAAGTGTATCGTGCTAAGCATTAAGCGAAAATATGTAGGTGCACAATCTGTTGTCGAACTTGACGGAGAGGTTGCATTAAAAAATGTCGATTCTGTTGTTACTAAGGTTTCCGATAAAGTAAGAATTAAACGTCTCCAGGTAAAAGTTGATCAAGACGCTAACAAGCTTGAAATCGTTGCAAAGAATCTTGAAGATGCAAAAGGTGATGTAGGTAATCTACAAGTTGAAACAAACAAAATTAAGACACAAGTCGAAAATATTTCTGCTGGAACAGTTTCTGGCACAAAGCAATACTATCTGCAAACGACATCAGAAGATAAACCATCCAAAACAGATTCAACGTGGTCTACCACAAAGCCACCGTCAATAGCTGGTCAGCATATGTGGTACATGCTCGCGGATGTATTGGCCAATGGTTCTGAAATTAAACATGATCCATTTGAACTGACGGGCATTAAAGGCGATGCAGGCAGGGGGATTGTTGGTAGTCCTAAGCTGACATATCAAGCGAGTACGAGCTCTGTAGTACCTCCAACTGGGCAGTGGTTAGAGAATATACCACTGGTCAATGAAGGTTACACGTTGTGGACTAAAATCACATATACCTACAGTGATAAAACAACATCAGATGTATATTCTCCGTCAATAGCAGGTAAAGCAGGTAGGGGTATCAAACAGGTGTATCCTGAATACTATTTGTCAACTTCCAAGACTGAAGTAACAGGCGGTACATGGAGCGCAACTCAACCCGAGAAGACAAAAGATGCGTGGATATGGGTACGATACAAAACCGTATTTACAGATGAAAGTACAGGATATTCAGATGGTGTACTAGACGAGGTACTGAATGACTTAGTCGATATATCAATCAGTAACAAGTCAAACATCGCTCAGTTGAATGACAGTATTACTCATCTTGTAGTCCAAACGAGCGAAACTAAAAATGAACTTAAAACCGTGCAAACAGGATTAAGTACTTTAGGGAAACAAACTGCTGATGGATTTAATAGAACGGTCCAAAAATCGGAATATGATAAGACAATCAATGAAATAGAAGAACAACTTGATAATAAAGGTCTTCACATCGGATCCGATAAGGAGGATGCAGTTACTACTATTGACGCAAGCGGTGTCAGTGTTGTCGCTTCAGATGGTAAATTATTAGCTCGTTTCGATAAAGTCGACAGCATGCTCGCATATCTAAAGGTGCTGGAGTACCTATGTGCAGGAGCCCACCGTATCGAAGCTAAGAATATCGAAGCGGAAATCACAAGTTTTGTGGGTGGTGTAATTAAAACAGCAAAGATTGATGCATCTATTATTAATTGGATAGGAGATGTTAATTAATGGTATTGTTAAATGGAAATTGGCAAGTTGTGGAATCCACAACACGATCACCTGGTGCCGCAAGGGTAACTTACGAATTACAAGCGCGAATCAATCCGCAATACCATAGTGTCGAGTTGAATAGGGACTATGTGGAAATCCAAGTTACTTACTCAATGAATGTCGGTTATATCTATTCAGGAACTTGGAATTTTTCTGCAACCGGATGTTCTGATGTTTTGGGTGGTGGAACACTTAACGGAAGCGGTACGTTAATCAGTGGTGGCTTTTGGGCTTACCACGACAACAACGGAAACTATTCAACAAGTATTTACGCAAATTTAAGTTTTTACTTCTCTGCCGCAAATGCATATTTATCGGGTGTTGTTGAATTGCCGAATATACCACGATCAAGTGGTGCTTCATGGAAAGACAATAAAAACCATGTCAAATTGGACGGTAAAGATACACTTAAATTAATACTAGATAAAAAGGTTGATAAATACCGGCACTCACTCGTTTGGGTGGTTGGCGACAGCGGACCGAAATGGCTTAACACTAACGACATTGACACTGAGTATGTTTTCAGACCAACCGAAGAAATGATTAAGTATGCAACAGATACAAAATCGGTGTATGGATATTTAGGTGTTGGAACATATTCAAGTGGCGCGAGTGATGCCACGATGATTGGTACAACTACGATCGGCTTTTTCATCGACCTTCCTGAAGAAAAGTACGGTCCTGTTATTAGCTCTACAACTGTAAAAGAAATTGGAAACACAAAGGTTCCTGAAGATAAAGTGTTTAGGTACTTGTCAAAAAAGAAGCTGTCCATGCAAGCAGAAGTACGAGGCTTTGCTACTGTTAAGAATGTGTATGTAATGCACAATAAACAACAGTATCCTTTATCCCTCACAGAGGGCTTGTATAGCACTGATTTAGAGGGTATGACTGATGGAGATATACAATTCGTCATCGAAGACAGTAGGGGCTTTAAAACGATACGAAATTGGCATGGAACCTACGTTCCGTACTTCTATCCTTCCATAACGGATTTCAACGCAGAGCGAGATAATCCGACGGTTAATGAAGGATATGCAAATGCCAAAGGTACCTTTTTTAACGGTGAGAATAATCAGTTAAAAATAGTAATTAAAGACGAGCAAAATCATAGCGTTAATTGTTCGTACACTTCTAACGGAAATAATGTAATTGTTAAGCAACGTGTAAGTGGATATAGCTACGATAAAAACTATAAACTTACGCTTACTATTACGGATTATTACGGTCAGTCTACGGAGCGTACTTACACACTTTCCGGTAACCTTTGGGCAATGATTCTTGGAAAGTTAACTGCAAGCTTTCACATGCTGTGGATTCGTCGGAACGGAAATAATCCCTGTGGAATTTATAACGAAGGGGATATGACGACGGAAGGGACCACATACGCAAGAGGGAAGTTAATTCTTGGCAAAGATAATGACTTCATGATAACCAAAACATTTACTACCAATGTAGTAGGGTTACAAGGAAATCAAGCTGCCTATGCGTATGTACCGTATGCAATTCCCGAAGGATATGCACTAGTTGATTTTTATGATGCATGTACAACAGCATGGCACGGCTGCACAATAAGAGCGAACGATGAATCACGAAAAACGGTAATCATATACGTGCAGAATTTATCTAATACAGAAGTTACACCAGCGGCAACGGTTTATTTAAAAGGACTATTCGTCAGAAAGGAGTCAAAATAAACATGGCACAAATTGTTTTAAATAACGGGCACCTTTATACATTAGATTTCATTCGACCTAATCAGATAGGTAAGAGCTGCAAGCTGGAAGATATTAAAATGATAATCGAGGACATGGCCCAGGAGAATATATCCGGAGCAATAGTAAAAGACGAGCCAGGGCTAACGAAGATGGGCAATCTAAAGCTGAATAGTTTTAGCGTTGATTACAATTCTAAAAACGAAAAATATAGCATCACTATTTTCTTCGACGAAGTTCCACAAAGCGAAATAGATCTGGCCAAAGAGAGAGCAAAGAGCGAAGCGTTGCGATTATGTGCAGTCGCTGGTCTGAATGTTCTCTCTCCGAAATTTGTTATCCAATGGCGAGAATTTTTGGATCCCTGGAACGGTTATAAATTCCCTTATAAAAAGGGCGAGCGCTTCCAGTATAAAGATAAGCCGTACGAGGTTATAGAGGACGTTGTCTCCAGCAATAACGAGCCGCCAGAAAAAGCACCACGTTTTTACAAAGAGGTTACAGCGGAAGCACCGAGCGAAGAGTACGACAAGAATAAGACGTACCAGGCAGGAAACATCGTTCACTACAACGGTAAGTTGTGGATTTCAAGATGGAACGACAACCGCAACCATGATCCAGGCATATCTTCAGCGTGGAAAGAGTGGGATGGAAAATAAAAATTATTAAGGCTATTAAGGCGACCAATGCGGCCGCCTTTTTAGATAGAAAGAAAGAGGAAAAATAAAAAATGAATGCATTTTCACAGTTAGTTATTATTGCAGTATTAGTAGAGGCTATTTGGGAGAACGTCAAACGCGTATACTCAGATAGCAAAGTAGACACAAGTGTTATTGGCTCTTTAGCCGTTTCAATTGTAGTTTGTGTATCTACGGGTGCTGACATTTTCCCATTAGTTGGAATGCCACTAGCAGTTCCTTTCTTAGGTTCTGCTCTAACTGGTATTGTTACAGCTCGTGGAGCAAACTTTGTTAATGATCTGTTCACTCGTTTGAATGGATCAAAGGGGGCAGCATAAATGTTGAGAGTAATTGATATATCATCGCATCAGGGTAATATTGTTGCTGGTGCAGTAGATTGTGACGCCGTTATTTGTAAGGCAACAGAGGGCACTGGGTATGTTAATCCATTTTGCGATGAACAATATCAGTCTGCCAAAGCCGCCGGAAAGCTTTTAGGCGTATATCATTACGCAAGTGGCGGAAATCCAGAAGCTGAAGCAGAGTTCTTTGTTAACAATATCCAAGGTTATTTACATGAAGCTATCTTAGTATTGGACTGGGAATCTGGAGATAACGCTGCTTGGGGCGATTCTAGTTGGGTCGCTCGTTTCTGTGCACACGTAGTAGCACTTACTGGTATCAATCCTATGATTTATGTGCAGCGCTCTGCAGCCAATCAATGTGTTGGACTAGGAGATTATGGTATTTGGTTAGCAGAATATCCAGACTATGCAGCACGTGGTTGGGGTGATTATGTAGAACCAAATTATTCCGGCGACTATGCAATGCATCAGTTCACATCATCTGGCAGTATTGCTGGATATGGTGGACCATTGGATTTAAGCTTATTCTTCGGTGATGAAAACGCTTGGAAAGCTTACGCAGGAGCTACAGGTCAATCAGTACCTGCACCTCAACTACAAGCACAAGCACAAGTTCAGACATACGAGCAACCAGTAGCACAGACTGATGGCACAACATACATCGTACAACCTGGAGATACGTTAAGCGGTATCGCTGCAAGATATGGAACGACATATCAAATCCTGGCTGCAATTAATGGCATCTCTAATCCGGACATTATTCATGTAGGAGATCGCATTGTGATTGATGGCGTAGTGTCAGCACAATCATCTGATGTTGAATATTATACTATTCAGCCAGGTGACACATTGAGCGGAATTGCTGCGAACTACGGGGCAACGTGGCAGTGGCTGGCAGAGATCAACGGAATTGATACTCCGGATTTAATCCATCCAGGTACTACAATTCGTGTTCGATAGGTGGTGTTGCTATGGCACTAAGAGATTTATTTGCATTGATGGAGTTTAAAGATTTAGTAAGTGCTTTAATTTCCGTCGTATTTGTAGGATCAGTTTTTATTCAAATCGCACCAATTAAGGTAAATCCTTGGGATAAGTTACTCAAATGGGCAGGTGATCGCATCAATCATAACGTTAACCAAAAGATAGACACCCTCGAGAAAAAGTTAGACGATCATATCGCTACCGATACTGCACGTCGAGTTGATGATATCCGAAATACTATCTTAGTTTTTGCGAACGAATGTTCAAGAGGTATCGTTCACAGTAAAGAACAGTTCAGATTCATTGTTTCGAAATGTGATGCCTATGAGCAGTACGTAGAAGACAACCATCTAAAAAATGGTGTAATTACTGAAGCTACACGATTGATAAAGGATACTTATCAATCAAGATTAAAACATGATGATTTTCTAAAATAGTTATAAAGCCTACTCTCATTGCGAGGGTAGGCTATTTTTTGTGGCACCCAGTTTGGCACCATTCTATTATAAATACATAAAAAATTATAAACACAGACAGTCATAAATCGCTAAAAATAGATAAAAATAACATTTGTCATTAACCATTATATATATGCCATTGATTCTCATCACTCGCTCCATAACATTCAAAAGCCCTATTTTAAGGGCTTTTCTTTATATGTGGCACCTTTTTGGCACCCTTTTCGCATATTTTCGATTGTTTCGTTCAGAAATTTGTCAGTATCCTTTAGTAAGTGAGTGTATGTCTGTAGTGTTTGCTCGATGGATGCGTGACCTAATCTCTTGGAGACTGCCACAATATTTACGCCACTGTTAATCAGAATCGTAGCGTGGCTGTGCCGTAGGTCATGAAGACGGATTTTTTTGACTCCTGAAAATTCTATTGCTTTTGTGAATCTTTTTTGTATCTGAGTGATAGGCAGGCTTGTTATGCCACCGAAAAGGAAATCACCGTCAACATCCAATAATGGTTGTAATCTCTCTCTTAGATCATCGTCAATCCATACTTTTCGCGACTGCTTTGTTTTGGTAGGTTTTAAGCCGTTTACGAAGTGTTTGATGCTGGCATGAATATTTAACCAATTACCATCAAAATCGCTCTTCTGCAGTGCCATAATCTCACCACGGCGTGCACCAGTCCAGAACAACGTTTCAAAGAAGAGAGCATAGAGCGGACTATCGACACAGGATAGAAATTGATTGAACTCATCGACAGTCCACACGTTCATTTCTTGCATTATTTCTTTATCCGTCTTTTTAAGGCGTTTTAGGATAATGCTGTTATCAACAACGTTGTATACAGTCGAGTAATAGCGAAATACGCCCTTAACGAATGAAATGGTATCATTCTTTATCTTTGTTCCGCATTGGTCGCTATTAGCGAGCTCTGCGCGCCATGCAACGAGTTGTGCACGTGTGATTGATTTGATAGGCCGTTTATACAAGTCCGCAAATCTTCTTTCAAAAGTAACATGGTGGCGGCGGATTTGCTCTTGTGATGGCAGTGCATACTCTTCCCACTGATTAGCTACTTGTTCAAAAGTTAAATCGCTTGGATCATTCCCTTGTTGCATTGCTTCAGCTTCATAGATCTTGGCTTCACGCTTTGTTTTGAAACCGCGCTTCTTCTTAGTACGCTGTTTAAGCGTAATAGGGTCGCGATATTTGACCTGTACGAAATACGTTTTTCTGACTTCGTCATATCCGATCATGCGTTGCCTCCTTCCTATGATTTTCTATAGTTATTTCCAAAGTAATCAGCAAATGCTAGATGCAGTACATCCATCAGATGTTCTCTTTCAGTCGGTGACATCTTGTAGAGTGCTGATTCGATTTCATCAAGATACTTTTCAATTTGTTCCATTATTACGCTCCTTTATGATAAAATTGTGTACAGTAAAAGCACATTGGAGTGAGTTTACTGCCGTCCGACTGTTGGTAGCAGTCGGTCTTTTTTTATGCATATGCAGGTACGATCGAGTTCATCTTGTCTACTTGATATAGGTTAAGACGAACTTGCGCGGCCGAAGGACTGATTCCGAAGAACTGACTAAGAATGTCTATTTGCAATGGAAGTTCGGCACCTTCGATAACATCAACTGGTGACAAAATATTTCTAGCAAAACAGTTAGCACAGTTCTCTTCAAAATCAGTTGTTGCTAATTGGCCAGTATGGTTAAGAAATAGGTGACCGAGCTCATGTGCTATTGTAAAACGTTGGCGAGCTGGATACTGACCCTTATCGTTGTAGTAAATTTGCATAATGCCAGAGCGTGACCCTTTTGTCGAAAAACCATAAGGATAGGCATGCTCAATTAACTGCTGATCAGCCGGACTTAACGAAGAATACTTAATCAGCTTTATGTTTGGAAAATATAGAGGCAGCTGTGTTAGTGGGTCGAAAGGGTACTTGATGTTTACCTCTTTTCGAATTGTTGATACGGTCTGATAAACGGTTGTGTAGTGCGATTCAGTCATTAAAGTGCTCCTTAAATAATCTCTTCAGGATTGACATCATTTCATCGCGTTCCTCGTCAGTCATTTCATTAGCTGCCCTACCAAAAGCATAAATGTCTTCTTGAATGTCTTGTGGTGCATTACTTATGAATTTATATAGAGCATTAAAATCTTGATGTTGAGCAGGCTCACTATCGTCATAGCCAAGAGGATAAGATGGCTTAACGTTTAGCGCAGTAGCCAATATATAAATCTTATCTTGTTTAGGAACGTACTTTCCGTTTAGCCAATCGCTAATTGATGATGGGGATATACCAGTTTTTGCAGATAAGTCTGACTGTGTTATGCCATTCAGTTTTATCGCTTGTGCTAGTTTCTCACTAAAGTTCATGTTGTTCATATTTAATCCACCCTTTGTCTATATATAATATAAAGAAAACCGAATAAAAAAACAAGAAAATTGTATAATATTTTCGGAAAACCGTTGACATGTCAAAAAAACAAGATATACTGAGAATTGTAAATACGGAAACCCGTATAACAGAAAGGAGGTCAAATTGTGATGACCAAGAGCGTATTTGATTATTCAAAGTTGCGAGGACTCCTTAGAGAAAACTCCATGACACTCGCAGATTATGCAGGACTTATCGGAATCTCCAACACAAGTTTATACGAACGACTCGCAAACAAAAAAGCATTCACTCAGGCCGAGATTGATGTTACAAAGCGCAAGTTCAATTTAAGCGCCGGCCAAGTGGATCTTATTTTTTTCACTACTATTACGGAAAACCGTATTTAAAAAGGAGGATAAATGAACAAGCAAAAAATAAGAATTGAGGACTATGACGGAATCGGAAGAATCTTTATTGATGACGTAGAACTACAAAATGTTGTTGGCTACGAATTAAAAAGATGTGCTTCTGAAACAACACATCTATTGATTCGAATCGTTACAAATGAAAAAGATTTAGATTTGAATTTTTCCACTAATAACATTCGCAATGATTTGAGCGGCAATGTTTGAAAGAAACGAGACAGACACAGAACCTAATTTGATGGCGGTTTCTTTAGTCTTATTCCAAACAGTATTACTTCGTACGTTGTCTAAGAATTGATGGCCATTCCAAGTGATAGAATTGATTACCACTTTCATGTGACCACTAAGGTCGACTGTAGTATTGCCGATAAGGTATCCCGCTTCAATTAGCTTTGCACAAGTGTAAGTGACATCACTGCTATTGTAGTTGATCTCGATGTTTGAACATTCGAGAAATGACACAAGTTCTAAATTTTCTTCTAAAAATAGCATAACGTCTCTCACACAATCAGCATTCAATCGCATTATTATTTACCTCCTTTTAATTTCAATTATAGGAGGCTAGGAAGGAAAAAACAAAATGGATAAGAAAGTTTACGAAGATTTGTTGTATGTGGAACTGCCAAACCTAGTTAACAGAATTCTAAAAGAGAAAAGCAAGCCTACTAGCTACAGCACTGCATTCGACAAGGCTGTTTTAGAAATCAGCAAAGTTGTCAATGCTGAATTCAAAGCCGCAGAAGTTGCATTCAAGATTGTTAGCCAGCAATAGAAAGGAGTCGCAATGAAAACAACAGCAACGCCGCAAGAAATTCTTGCTAAGACGTATCTGAATATTTCGGATATTCAAGCATTATTGGGTATGACTAGAGAACCAGCAAGAGCCTTATTCAAGCAAGTTAAGAACATCGAAACTGAGAAACTTGGAAAGTTTGATGTTTGGCCAAACATGATTCAAAAGGATAACTTACTGAAAGCTCTGCATATCTCTCGAGAGGTACTGCTTAAAGATTTAGAACTACGAGAAGCAAACAAAAAAAGCGCTCAATCCGTCGAAAGTAAGGGCGCTTAAGTGACATCCACAAAATGTCACTACCATTTTAACACAGAAAGGGTAGAACAATGAAAACAAATAAAATTAGCGACAAAGTATTCAAACTAGGAATTTGCATTTTCTACGCAGTATTGCTTGTAAAGGTCATCGCATTCGTTCTAGGTGTGGACCTATGAGAAAGCTTAAAGCAATGAAGAGTCATTTTAAAAATAACGGTCGTTTCGCTAAGCGTGATGCATGGCTGAAAGACGTTGAGATTGTGCCATATGACGGCCCTGATTTTAACCGCCAGTACGTCGAAGCTTTAGAACGAGTTGAGAAAATCAAAAATCTAGATTGGAGTGCAGAAAATGAAAACGGACAACCAGCGTAGAGAGTTCGAGTTTGCGCTCGAAACGTTGCTAAAAGCATGTGATAGCAAAGTCAAATCTGTAAAAGTGAACTGGGATGAAAATGACACAGAATTTCGTGAGTCTGCAGAGTCGGTAACAATCACGTACAACAATGATTACAAAAAAGAAATAAACATCGCTTATTGTTCATGGAAAGCAATAGCGTTTACAACAATTCATCGTTCATAAAAGGAGGAAAGAAAAAAATGAGTGAACCAAACTTATTTGAAGTTGGATATCAAATGCAAAAAGAAGAACAACAAGAAACCGTAAAAATAAATAGTTTAGAGTTAGAAAACGTGAAACGCGTTAAGGCGGTCAAATTAGAGCCTACAGCAAGTGGTTTGACTGTGGTTGGGGGAAAGA